CGTCTACGCCAAGGGCGGTGTGGTCGACGGCAGCGCCAACCTGTCAGCCTTCTCTGGCAGTGTCGTGGACCGACCGACCCTGTTCGCCTTCGCCAAGGGCAACGGCCTCATGGGCGAAGCCGGCCCCGAGGCGATCCTGCCGCTGCGCCGGGGCCCGGATGGCAAGCTCGGGGTCGCCGCGGCGGGTGGTGGTGGCGGTGACGTCAATCTGACGCAGACCTTTGTCATCGACGGCGGCGCGACGCAGACGACGTCTGGCGCCGCCGACGACAACGTCCGCAAGTTCATGGGCCGAATGAAGGACGCCGCGCGCGAAGTGGTGCTCGAAGAGCAACGCCCTGGCGGATCTCTGTGGGCGATGAGGCAGCCGGCATGACCACGCCAACCTTCACCTGGGCGCCTACAGGTCAGCCCAACGGAACGCTGAAGTTCCGAGTGCGCACCGCGCAGTTCGGCGATGGCTACAGCCAAAGGGTCGCCGACGGCATCAACAATAAGATCAGCTCATGGCCACTCACTTTCGTCGGCAAGAAAGCTGACATGCAAGCAATCGCGGCCTTTCTGGATGAACGCGCCGGCTGGCAGGCCTTCAACTGGACGCCGCCGGCGGGCGTGCAGGGCTACTACCAGGCCGGCGAGTACAACCTGTCGCCGATCGGCGGTGACGTCTACACGCTCACGGTGACCTTCCAGCAGGTGTTCTCGCCATGACCCTGGCCGCAGACGTTCAGACCCTTGAACCGGGGGCGATGGTGGAGCTGTTCGAGGTCGACGCCACCGCGATCAGCGGCGATCTCCTGCGGTTCCACGCCTATGTGCGCGTGGGGAGCATCTGGTGGCAGGGGAACGAGTACAAGCCCTGGCCCGTCCAGGCCGAGGGCTTCCAGCTGCAGCCCTCGCGCCCACCCACGCCCATGCTGACGGTCGGCAACGTCGACGGCTCGATCACCGCGGCCTGCCTGGCGTACCAGGACCTGGTCGGCGCGATCGTGATCCGCCACCGAACGCTCGGGAAGTACATGGACGCGGTCAATTTCGACGGCGTGAACCCGACGGCTGACCCGACGCAGGAAATGCCGCTCGATCGCTGGTTCATCGAGCGCAAGGCCGCCGAGACGAACACGGCGGTGCAGTTCGAGCTGTCGAGCGCGCTGGACTTCGGCGGCGTACAGCTGCCGCGCCGGGTGATCATCGCCAACCAGTGCCCCTGGACCTACCGCAGCGCCGAGTGCGGATACACGGGCGGACCGGTAGCCGATGCCGACGACAATGCCACCTCGAGCTCCGACCAGGACGTGTGTGGCAAGCGCCTGACGTCCTGCAAGCTCCGGTTCGGCCAGAACAACCCGCTGCCCTATGGCGGCTTCCCGGCGGCGGCGCTGACGCGATGAAGCCCGCCACGCTCGACGCCATCCGCGCGCACGCGGTGGCGGACTACCCGCGCGAAGCTTGCGGGCTGGTCGCGGTCGTGAAGGGCAGGGAGCGCTACATCCCGTGCCGCAACCTAGCCACCACGCCCAGCGAGCACTTCGTGCTGGCGCCCGAGGACTACGCCAATGCCGAAGAACAGGGCGAGCTTGTCGCCGTGGTCCATTCGCATCCTGATGTGGCGGCTCGCCCTTCAGAGGCTGACCGGGTGGCGTGCGAGGCATCGGGCCTGCCGTGGCTGATCGTCGCCGTCGCGCGGGATGACAATGGCCAGGTGATGGCTGGCGAGCTGGTCCAGATCCAGCCCGAGGGCTACCAGGCCCCGCTGGTGGGCCGGCCGTTCTCGCATGGCGTACTGGATTGCTACACCCTGGTGCGCGACTTCTACGCGCGCGAGCTCGCCATCAAGTTGCCGGATTTCCAGCGCGAGGACGGCTGGTGGGACCGGGGCGGCGACCTCTACATGGAGCACTTCCAGGAAGCCGGCTGCGTGCCGGCGGCCAAGCCACTGCGCCGCGGCGACATCATCCTCATGGCGATCCGGTCGCGCGTGGCCAACCATGCCGCGGTCTACCTGGGCGACGGGACGATGTTGCACCACCTCTACGGTCGGCTATCCTCTCGCGACGTCTACGGCGGCATGTGGGCCGAGAAGACGATGCTGATAGTCCGACACAGGGGGATGGCATGAAGCGGATTGCTGCTGCGTTGGTAGGCATGTTGCTAGCTGGGTGCGCCACTCACGCACCGAAGCCGAATGAAATCCGCCCAGTTCCATCGGATCGCGCGCTGGCGTTTCAGGAAGTGACAGGTGGCGATGCCACACTCGTTGTGACCCGCGACAAAGGATTCATGGGTAGCGGTTGCTTCCTTGCCGTGTACATCGATGGAAAGGAGGCGGCTCGCCTGGATACGGGCGAGAAGGCGATTTTCCATGTTCCAGCCGGACACCATGTGCTGGGCACCTGGAACGCTGGAAAGGCCCTTTGCGGCTATCGAGAGGGGAAGGACCGGCGCGAGGCAGACGCCTCGCTCAATCCGGGTGAAACGCGGAAGTTCCGCATTCTGATCGATGGCGGCGGTTTGAAGCTCGAACCCACGTCGCTCTAAGCATCCCTGTACTCCGACAAGCCCGCCTAGTGCGGGCTTTTTTGTTGCCCAAAGGAAAGCTATGACCGCAACAACGATTCGTCTTTATGGCGAGTTGGGGCGCCTGTTTGGGCGCATTCATCGCGTCTTTCTGGATACGAACACTCCTGCCGAAGCAGTGCGCTATCTCTGCAGCCAGTTTCCCGCCGCGCGCTCCTATTTCTATGGCGCTCAGACTCGGGGTGTCGGCTTCACAGTTTTTCGAGGCAAGGAGAGCCTAAAAGCGGAGAACCTGCGCGAACCCGTGGGATCCGAAGACATCCGGCTTGCGCCGGTGATCGCTGGAAGCAAGCGTGGCGGGGTTCTGAACATTATTGCGGGCGCGGTTCTAGTTGTCGTTGCGGCCGTCGCCGAGGCCTATTACCCGGGCAATCCAATTAGCCCGTACCTCTACGGCGCCGGCATCTCAATGATCGCGGGCGGGGTTGTGCAGTTGCTCACGCCCCTGCCTAAAGGTGGAAAGGGCAAGGACAGCCCAGCTAACGCGCCCAGCTACGTCTTCTCCGGCGCCGTCAACACGCAGGCTCAGGGCAACCCCGTCCCGCTTCTCTACGGTCGGATGATCGTCGGTTCGGCCGTCATCAGCGCCGGCATCAATGCAGAGGACTACGCACCCGCGAGCAGCGGCGTCGGTCCCGGCAATCCGCACTGGAACCCGAAGAACCCGTACGAGATCTTTGCATGAGCGCGGTGCTGATCCGTGGTGCGAAGGGCGGCTCGCAGCAGCACACGCCCACCGAGTCGCCGGACAACCTGCGCTCGATCGCCTATTTCCGGATCCTCGACCTCGTCAGCGAGGGCGAGATCGGCGGGCTGGTGAACGGCCAGCAGTCGATCTACCTGGACGAAACGCCGCTCGTGAACAGCGACGGGAGCGCCAACTTCCCCAAGGCGCATGTCGAGACGCGCACGGGCACGCAGGACCAGGACGTCATCCCGGGCTTCGACTCGGTCGAGAACGAGATCAGCGTCGGTGTCGAGCTGAAGTCAACCGCGCCTTGGGTGCAGGCGCTGAGCGACACCACGCTGTCGTCCGTCCGCGTGACGATCGGCGTGCCGGCGCTTTCCAAGGCCAACACCAGCAACGGCGACATCACCGGCTACACCATCAACTATACGATCGAGGTGTCGACGGACGGCGGCGCCTATGTGCTCGCCTACAACGGAAGCTTCAAGGGCAAGACCACCAGCAAGTACCAGCGCTCGCATCGCATCGACCTGCCGACGGCGACCACGGGCTGGAACGTCCGCGTCACCCGGCTCACCGCCAACGCCAACAACGCGTCGACCGCGGACACCACCACGATCGACAGCTACACCGAAATCGTCGACGCGAAGCTGCGCTATCCGAACAGCGCGCTGGTCGCGCTCATGGGTGACGCCAGCCAGTTCAGCAACATCCCGAACCGGGCCTATGACCTATTCGGCCGCATCATTCAGGTGCCAAGCAACTACGACGTCGTCACGCGCAGCTACAGCGGGACCTGGGACGGCACCTTCAAACCGTCCTGGACGGATAACCCCGCCTGGATCTTCTACGATCTGGTCACGCATCCGCGCTATGGGCTGGGCCACCTGGTGGCCGCCGCGCTGGTCGACAAGTGGGAGCTGTACAAGATCGGCCAGTACTGCGACGGGCTGGTCGATGACGGCATGGGCGGCCAGGAACCGCGCCTGACCTGCAACGTCTTCCTCCAGACGCAGGCCGACGCCTACAAGCTGCTGAACGACCTGTCGAGCGCCTTCCGCGGCATCAGCTATTGGGCCAACGGCACCATCGTGGCCTCAGCGGACATGCCGAGCGACCCGGTGTTCACCTACACCGATGCCAATGTGATCGGCGGCCAGTTCAGCTACTCGGCCAGCGCGCGCAAGACGCGCTTCACGACTGCTTTGGTCAGCTGGAACGACCCGCGCAATTTCTACCGCACCAAGGTCGAATACGTCGAGGACCGCGACGGCATCGCGCGCTATGGCATCCAGCAGACGGCCGTGACGGCGGTCGGCTGCACGTCGCAGGGCCAGGCCCAGCGGCTGGGCCGGTGGATCCTGCTCACCAGCCGCCTCGAGACGGACACGGTGACCTTCAAGGTCGGCCTCGATGGCGTGTTGGTGGCACCTGGCCAGATCATCCGGGTTGCCGACTCCGCGCGCGCGGGCAAGCGGCAGGGTGGCCGCATCGTGGCGGCCACCACCACGACCGTCACGCTCGACAAGGCGCCCACGGTCGCCGCCGGCGACACCATCACCGTCGGCATGCCGGACGGCGTCAGTCAGACACGCACGGTGCTGTCGGTGGATGGCGCGACAGTCACCACCTCCACGGCCTTCACCGACGTGCCTGTCGCCCAGGCTGCATGGACGGTGGAGAGCGGCACGCTCGCCGCGCAAACCTTCCGCGTGCTGGCGGTGGTCGAGGACAAGTCCGACACCGAGATCAGCTTCACGATCACCGCCCTGCAGCACAACGCCAGCAAGTTCGACGCTGTCGATTTCGGCACGCTGATCCAGGTCCCGCCCATCTCGGCGCTGACGATCACCAACCAGGCTGGCCCGGCCGCGGTGAGCCTGGAGTCGGCCGAGGTGGTCGATCCCGCGGCGACCACGCAGCTGCTCACGATCGCATGGACGGCTGTGCCGGGCGCCCTGGCCTACGAGGTGGAATGGCGCAAGGACGATGGCGAATGGCGTCCGCTGGGTCTCCTGACGGGCCTCTCCTCGGATCTGCGCGGGACCGGCGCTGGCGATTACGTGGCGCGCGTGCGGGCGAAGGGCACGGGCCAGGCCTATTCGCTCTACAGCTACAGCAACACCTTCACCCTCGGCGCCGCGACCACTTTGCCGACGACGGTTGCCGGCATCCAGGCCGAAGCCAACCAGGCCGCCACCGATGCCGCGGCGGCCAACGCCCAGCTGGCCGACATCGCCAGCGACAACCTGCTCACGCCGGGCGAAAAGCCCATCGTGATTCGGGACTGGAACGTCATTTCTGCCGAGCAGGCGGGCATCGACGCCCAAGCGACGGCCTACGGCATCACGACCGAGAAGAGCGCCTACGACGCCGCGGTGACGGCGCTCGCCAATTACCAGGGCACGCTGACCTCGCCGGTGCTGTGGAGCAGCCTGTCGGGAAACACCACCATCGACGGCCCGACGTTCCGCCAGAAGTTCGCGGATGTCTACACCACCCGGCAAACGCTGCTCAATGCGATTTATGCTGCTGCCAAGGCCAAGGCGGACGCAGCGCAGGCGACGGCGAATACTGCAACCGGCCAGGTCACCC